AAAGAAGCGTCGCATCCGTTTATCGGTGATAGTCAACGGCTTCCCCTCTGCTTGCTGACGCTCCCAGATTGTTAATACTGAGCCGGTGGTGCCTAGAACATTGCCATAACGTACACAGGTGAATTTTGTCTTAGTCTGACCATTCGCTTCTTTAAATAATTTTTCCATAATGTGTTTAGTGGCTCCATAAACATTCCGAGCATAAACCACCTTATCAGTTGATATACCAACACACAACTTCACACTAGGTTCTAACATAACAGCATCTATTACGTTTAACGAGCCAAGCACATTAGTCAAAACACATTCTCGGGGTTGTTTCTCAGCTAAATCCAAAAACTTAAAAGCTGCCGCATGGATAACTATATCTACTCCTCTGACGGCATTTCTTACTGACATACCATCCTTAACGTCACCTAAAATAAATTTTACATTAGGGTATTGAGCCTTAAGCGGTATCTGCCCAGTTTCGCTCCTAGATAAAATACGAATTTCTTTGGCGTTTTTAATACTCTCTAATAGCCCTTTGCCCAAGCTACCGGTGCCACCAGTTATGAGTATTGTCTTATTCCTTAATGTCATCTGGATTAACCCCGTTATTTTGTATTAATGAATCGTGGTGCATCTTTTTATCCATAGCATCCATGTCCTGATAGTGCGTACCTAGCGTAATGTGGGTAATATCAACCTTGCTCGTGGTAATCTGGTTGATCCCAGCATCACTCATGCGCTGATAAAAATCCTTCTCTACAAATACTTGGAGATTATCATCAAATCCCCCTGTTTTATCAAAAGCTTCCCTAGTAATCATTATCATGCAAGCATCCCTAGTGCCACCATTCAGACCTTCTTCGTAAGTTTGGGTATAGGTATCTAATATATGTTGGCGAGTACTAGGGAATTGAGAGGGAATGATTGCATCTCCTAAACCATTCTCTAAGTAATATCTAAGTCCTTTCAGCCAGCCCTCCCAAACAAACACATCGTTCTGTACGAATGCAATAAATTCTCCCTTAGCTTTTTTGGCAGCAAGATTCATCTTAGTGGAGTAATTAGTATATTTTTTCAAAATAATATGCTTATCTATCTTGAGTACATGGTAATCATCTCTAACCTTAAATTCCGGGACATCTTCAATAAGTATTAATTCATAATCCTCGGTATCTGTATATTTAGTAATATTAGCTAAGCAAGCCATTGTCATGTGTGCCGAAATAGCAGTCTTGTGGTACCCAACCACTATAACCGAGGTTAGTCCCTTAATCATGGTAGTCGTATCCTAGCCATACTACACCGTTGATTTGGGTCGTAATACACATCCTTAAAACCATTATTAGCCACAAACTCTTCTACTGCTTTGACAACCCCGGGCGAACTCTCATCACAGTCATGGAAACACATCACTCCGCCCTTAGCCATCTGAGAATACCAGTTATCTATATCTGCCTTACAACCCTCATAAGTATGATCACCATCGATAAATATAACGTCTACGTTCTTGCCAAGTTTAAAAGTAAAACTATCGGTTTGGTGGAATATAGCACCTGAAACTCTAGGGTTTTTCCGTAGATCTACACCATGTACTTCTACTCCTTCTTTTGCCACCATTCGAGCAATAGACAATGATTTACCCTTATCAACACCTACCTCTAGATATACTTGTCCAGATTTAAGTTTCTGTACCTCTGGCATCACTATCGTCGCATCATAGGTAGAAAATGCTCCAGGTTTAGCTTTTCTGTCTAGAACCTCTAACTCATCAATACTAAGACTCATACTTACCTTCCTTGTATTTAATTTTACTCTTGTCGGTAGGTATCATATCCTTGTTATACCAAACGTCACTTCCCAGTTCATCTCGGTCAAACCCGAACTTATCCTTAAAATACTCTATGTTGTTCCGATAGAAATCCTGATGAGTACCATCGAACGTGCCACTCTTATTACTAAAGTGGTAGACTAAAACATCTCGCAAGCGCATAGGAATTACTCCAGCTAGGTTAATCCTAGTTTGAAGGTCTGTATCACTGTTAGAGCCCCAAGGATCATACTTAACGTCGTAACCACCAAGCATATTCCATAAATCTGTACGAATAAATAAGGGTAGATTAAAGCCTGGTTCTTCTTTAGTATCTGTACCGATCATTGACTTTATGAATTTATCAACATGAGGTTGGTCAAAATCTTCTATCAAGAAACCACCATCTACTTTCAGGAAAGGTTCTGCACTCCCTGGGTTGTTTATAGGTTCTACTAAATTAGGAGAGAAGACTGGATGATCAAAACGTAGGTTCTTATTCCAGCCAGGTGCATAATACATATCATCATTAGAGATAAATATATAATCTGAAGTTCCAGCTAACTGAGCCCCTATATTAGTGGCTATACACTGTCCTTGGTCCCGAGTATGCAGCCTAGTAGTAATACCATCTATATTTAAGGGTTCGGGGTTCTTTTCACCATTAGTAACTACTATGATATCCCAATCAGTAGTAGCTCGTAGACTCTCTACAGCTAATCTTAAATATGGAGATCCTACTCCTGATAAACTTGGTATAACTACGGTAACTTTCATCATAACTCCAACTTTAGTTTGACTAACACGCCCTCACGCTCGAATGCTTGTCTTAGTGCTGAAGAGGTAGCATTATCTTCTTCGACTAATAAACGGTGGTGGAATTCTACGTCTAGTAAAGCTAATTTATGAGCTGTACCGTCTTCTAACATCTTACGCATAACAGGGTATTCAGCACCTTCTATATCCATAGAAACACAGATAGTAGCATCATCAGGTAAGTCAGCTATGAATTTAGAGAAATCTATAGTTGGTACTGTTATTTTCCTATCTACTGAATCTCGAATACCGTCTATATGAGAAGCATCATTGCGTCCACCTACTAATCTGAACTCTACTTCACCGTCTTCTGTCCAAGCAGCTTTTTTAATCCATTCTACTGGGAAAGGAAAGCGTTTCAGTGATTCTTCTACGTTTAATTCTATATTAGGTTCAAAGGCATATACTTTCCAACTATCGTCTAAGAACGGAGCATAGTACTCCAAAGCCTTACCTATATAATAACCAGCATCTATAAATACTTTCATACGAATAACTCCGATACAAATTTAAATTCTTTACAATTCTTTACTAGATCCGATACTTTATCAAAATCTTCATAGATTCCATTCCAACCTACATCCCAAGTATGACCATGATAAGCCTCGATTATCTGTGCGGTAGGCTCACCTGTTTCTACGCTAAACTCTCCATTATGATTAAGCCATGTTTTGAGAGTTTTTGGTCGTCGCTCATTGTTGTAACTCTGGTCAGCAATTATCCAGTTATTATCTGCCAGCCATTGCATAACCTCAGTACTTATCTGCCAACCTGGAGCCCGAAATATCCGCTGGAACATAGAATCGAATTTTGTAAACTCAAGATATTTTATATTATTATCAAATTCATCATAAGTCATTTTTTCACATTCATAGTTTGAATGATGGTAAAAGCCATGTACTGCTAACTCTATCCATGATAAATTATCTTCTACCCATCTATATAGCTCCGGAGTCATCTCATTAGGGATAGCAAACAAGGTAGCCTTAAAAGCAGGATTAAGAATATGGAGTTTATCCAGTTGGTCACGACAATCATGGCTCTGACATTGATCAGAGATTATGTGATTTGCTCCGAAATCATCCCACTCATATATCATTTCATCTCCACAATCATATCCAGCATATCATCTGGGTAATCTTCGTTAAGTAACTCAGCATTAGGTACAATACAGTGTCCACCTATCTTACCCTTTGGTGGGTCGAGAATATAACGTTGGTATTCTGGCATACCTAAATTTCTATATAATTGATTATAATCCATATCAAACTGTCGAACTGCACTAAAATCCATCCCCAATTTTTTAGATACCTCAGCCTCATACTGAGTCCAGACTAGGTTAATGCCGTACTTAGAGGTGCTCCTAAGTTTCAGCCATTCTGTGAAATTAGCTGATGGTAGTTTACGGACTGAGACAAACTTCTTCCAAAACTTTTCGGCTCTATAAAGTAATTTCTCATCTGATGATCCTAGCCACCTAGCAGAGTTCTGAATACTTAACCCTAGAGCTGGGTGTTTACCCTCTATCGGAGAATGAACTACACCCAATTTCTCACAAGTACCGATTGGAACTGTTGAATAAACTATCGCTAATTCCGGTTTATAAAGTTTAATATATTTCTTAACTTCATCATTAAAGGTTTCACTGTAAGGAAAACAAATATGGATTATGTCTATTTTATGACCAACTAACATCGGTTTAAGGTCTTTAGCGTAAACTGAACCCTCTTCTTGGAGTACCTTAAATAAACCATTACCTACTTCACCCATACCAATCACTAAATTAGTCATACTTGCTCCTTATCTAAAACGTAAATATCATGTTTAGCATCTTTACGGGGCAAAGTCTCATGTTTCCAAGTTACAGGTAAAGTATTAAGGTATTCTTCCCATTTAGGCTGAGAGTACCACGCTCCCCAGCCATCTAGGTCATTTTCTTCAGGATTAATATTAATGTGGTCATCATCCTCAGTTAAGTGCCAGAAGGTCACGATAACACGCCGTCTAGCCACTCGTAGAGCCTCCCTAACGGGCTTTTCATAACCATTAACGTGTTCTACGCAATCTTGCAGTATAACTACGTCAAACGAGCCGTCTGCTTCTTTGAGATTACGAGCATCACCTACTTCAAAAACATTCGTACCAACTCGCTGAGTAGCTACTCGAATAAATCGTTCTGAATAATCTCTACCTCGATAATATACGGCTGGTCCGTATTGGAGAAAATGGTCAAAATTCCAACCTGGTCCACAACCGACATCAAGTACCCAGTCTTCGGTTCTCACTAAAGTACTTAATTTATTCCTGAGAGGAGAACCAGGACCTTCACCATAAGACAACATATAACTAGATGCTCCTTCGTCGTTCCCCATAAGTTTATCCCAGTAGTTTTCACTCATGAGCGAATCCTCTTTAACTCTCGTTTAGTGTTACGAGCCGGGCAGGGACCAGGGGGCTGATTATCTACCATCTGAGTATATTCAACATGACAGTGAACGCATATCATGGGCTGAGCCATAATAGGGCGAAAAGTATTACTCATAATCTTTTCTTCACCAATCTGTTTCTCTGGACCATTCTTGGTAAACTGATGAGCCCAGTAACTGCTAATATCACTATCGCCTTTCATATACTCTCCTTAGCAAATTTATCCTTCAGGTCAGCAATATCAAATGAAAACTTACCTATATCATTAACGTAACCCTCGGTAGTCACATAAGTAACGTTAGGGTTTATGTAGACGGGATTACCATTCTGAACTTTTTTTGATTGTCCATCAGCCCCTTGTCGCCAAAAAGTTAGGGATAACTCACTAGACAAATATACTAAATCATTACTTGGTTCAGCGTCCTCGTCTAAGGTATCCTTTAGCATAGATACTCTTATGATTGCCCCTGGCATATAACCTATCTCTACTGGATAGGCTGAACTAGATTTTTGTTCTGCAATAGGCATGATACTGGTACCAACGGAATAACCGTAGAAATAATTATCCCAATATTTAACCGCTGTCTTCGCCGTTAGCATAGATATCTTACGTCCTGGATTGTTCTGGATTTCTTTAATCTGTTTATCAAAATAGCCCTCACTGACTAAACAGTCAGCTTCTACGAAACAAACAAAGTTATTCTTTATCTTAGGAATATAATCAAACCAGTCTTCCGAAATTATTAATTCAGCCCCTGGTATATCTTTGAGTTCATGCCAAAGATTCTCGTAGGTCAATTGAACGACATTATCTTCACCTTTATTCTGAATAATAACGCTCAGCATCAACAGCTCCTGCATATTTTATTATTTCGGCTAAATCGTCCCCATTAGTTAGGGCTGGATGACTAATATCTGAATGACCAGTATCTTCAGGTTTCAAATCTTTCTCATATCCCCACCTATCGGTACCAAACAGACCTCTAGTACCGAATAGATGGAGACACTGTATTTTAACGGCAAAGGCTGTTCTATATCCGGCATCTCGTAACTTGCCGCATATAAAACGTTCCTCGGCACCACGCCCAGGAGCCTTCCTATCCCAACCACCGACATCCCTAACAGCTTGGGTTCGCATAATCCTAAATGATCCACCGGGATGTGGAAACTCTACGATATCATCACCTAAATCATCGGCGACATCAAAAATATTGCCCGTACCTATCATCACCTGAGTACGTTGAGATATAGCGGCAAAATCTTCATATTTCTCCATTAGGTCAATCATATCGGGCAGCCAGTTCTTAGGAGGCAAACAGTCATTATCTATACATACAAAATATCGACTATCGGGATAAGTATTATTTATGAGTAAATATTGCCTAGCCGCTTCTAGACCCTCATTAGAGGGCATCAGGATAACTTCGTCGATTAGACCGTTATCGTGAAGGTGCGCTAACATCTGCTTAGTTTCAAGGTCTGAATTATTATCCAATACCACTAAACGATAATCATCTCTATTTGTATTACGATGGATAGTACGAATAACTAATTCGGTCATTTTAGGGCGGTTCCAACTCACAAGATGTAGGTCAATCATATATCTCCCCAAACTCGGTATAAACCTCCTCATGAGCTCTAGGATATTGTATATACAACAACACATCTAAGGGTTTAGAGTGGTTGTCCCTAGTAAGTTGAAAGAATTGGATAAAGTCATCGCCCCAAGGATTACCAAGGGATAAACCATGTCGATAAACTCCATCTGTAAAAGCTTCTGCTGGGTTCTCGATAAACTTCCAGTCCGGATTGTCTGGCGTAAAACGCATATCAAAGTGTGAAGCGGCAGCGAACTGGTAAGGATTAACTTCGTCAGGTATCCGATACTTCTTATTTGAGTTCCATAGACTTCGACGAAATATAAATGAGCCACAACCAATATGACCAGAACGAAAATATTCATGACCCTTTCCTTCTTCTAATGGGGCGTAAACTGAACGTATTTGAGTCTGATGGTCTGGAAAATGAATCACTGAACCAAAGTTGAATATATCATACTCGGGAAAGTCTATAGTGGCTTGATTCAGTTCTCGCAAGTAATGAGTCGAATACTCATCATCTGAATCAAGCCAACATATCCATTCCCCTTTAGCTTCGTCCATTCCCCTGTTCCTAGCAATGGCTCTATTTTGATTCTCTTGGTGGACCACTTTAACACGTTTATCTGACTTAGCAAACTTATCCAGTATTAGGGGGGTTTCATCAGTACAACCATCGTCTACTATGATTAGTTCCCAATCAGTGAATTGCTGGGCAATTACTGACTTAATGGCTCGTTGTACTTGTTTAGCTCTATAATGTCGCATCTCCGCATCAGTTACTCCTTCATCTCTGGCTGAATAACAAGGAATGATTACACTAAACTTTGGCGACTGTTTCGACATGTTCCTCACCCATCTCTAATAAAGGTTCTATGTGATTCCTGAATATTGCATCTGGATTACGCTGAGTCCTGACCCAAGTTTTACCAGCTAAGACTTTTTCGTGATGTAACCAGCCTCGCATTGCAATACCAAAGCGATGTTCAAAATAAGCGTCTACATCACTATGTTGAGTGTCTATCTTGCCGTCAAAACCATCCATTGCTACCTCAGCTCCATCGAACTGTCGGTATAAAGCCTTATCTCCGTATATCTGTCTAAAAGCTGCAAAGTCATAATTCAGGATACACAGATTACCTTTGAGCATAGCTTCCTGGGTGGTTAGAGAATAAGTTTCACTACGAGAGGGACAAAAGAAGTAATTAGACAAGGTGAATAAGTCTAAGATAATATCGTGCGATACTTCTAACCGACAAGCATCATCGAACTCCGAGATAAAGGTAATTCTGTCCTCTACACCTAATTGCTTAGCTAAGTTCTTGCAGTCTTCTCGAAGCGTTACTTTATCGCCACCAGTACTTTGGAAGTCACAGAAAATAACATGAGAGCTAAGTCCAGCATCTTTGCAACCTTTCATAATCCTAACAATCATCTGAGGATTCTTACCTCTGTCCAGTCGCATCGGAGCGATAGCTAAAACTTCTGCATCGCCTAGTTTTTTATCATCATAGAGTCTTTGGACTATCGGGTGCATCCCCTCAGTTGGATCAGTGGAATGAGGAACTTCGACTACCTCGTACTCTTCATAACTAAAGTTACGAGCTACTCGGGGAATATCTTGAGCATTCGGATAACAGACCGTTGAGTTAGGAAATTTAGATAATAAGAGTTCTTTGTACTTCTCACCGTACATTGCCCGTTCTTCGATTAGGGTATTTGGTCCAGTAGCCGAGTGTACCCAATGCAGCCAATTAATACTAGGTCGCTCTTCAGCTAGTCTTCGTGCCGCAATATTGTGCTTAACGTAGTCTGGCAAAAAAATTAGGTCATGAGTGATGACTACTGAACCATCAGGGATAATATCTTTTAGCTGTTCATAAATAAGATCTACATCTTCCCTGAACATATCATTAACTTCGGGAGGGTCTTGGTAAGCCACGTTAGATAAAAGTTTTGTTTCGGTAGTAGCGTAGATGGAATCTTTTGGTGGGTCCCAACTATCGGAAGCAATAAGGACAGGAGAATATCCTGCCCTTGTGAACATTTTTAATTGTTCCATCACGACTATTATAGGACTATAAGACCTCAAGTAACCAGTGAAGTTAGTTAGAATGAAGACTTGCTTGACTTCTCCCATTAACCATAAGCCTACGCCTATGCAATAGCCTGAGTCAACAGTTTTTTGACTAACTGTGCATAAACTAGTCTACTTTACTCTTCTCGGTAATTAACTAAGATGAAGTAATTCTTGTCTGCACCAAGGGTCGAAGTAACTTTAAGAGGGGCATTCCGGTTGCCCTTTATTAACACGGGGATGTAACCTACTTGTGCATTACCAAAGAAATCTACAACCGTATCGGTACCTGTACTATCGGCTATGATTAAACGACATTCACCGGTAGTAGCGGTTGTGCCAACATAAACACCTTTAATAGCAAGACGCTTACCAGACGTTGGAGTTAGAATTGTACCGTTAGTTTGGTCGAATGAATATTCATTCGTAAAGGTAGTATCATAATCCTGACTATTAGCGATATCTGTTTGTGATTTAGTTCCTGACATAATATTCTCCTTATTTAGTTGAAGGGCTCGGACGAATTGCCGAGCCCACTTAACACTACTGCCTTATGGAGTAGTGGTCGTAGAGGTACTCGTACTCGAAGTTGAAGTCGAGGTAGAGGACGTACTAGTCGAAGTACTTGATGTACTAATTGACGTACTAGACGTAGAAGTAGTAATCGTCGTAGACGATGTAGAACTACTAGTCGAGCTAGTCGAAGTAGTGAACAAGTATTCTGGGAAGTCATTGAGACTTGAGCCATCCGACCAGTTGTCATACGAATAGGCAATTATTATGTTGAAAGTCCCGTCAGGCGTAGTAGCCGGTGTGACGAGGTTATTCTCTAAATAATTGTTATCTGCGACAACCGTAGGGGCAGCCTGTACTGTCAATGCTCCGTAAGCTGTAGTATTGGTGTAAACCCTAACTGTCGTATTGGCAGGAAATAAGCGGTGTTTAATACCTAACTTATTCTGATAACCAACAGAAATGGTTGCTCCAGTATTGAGCTGAGGATCTATTACAACCTGAGTAACTCGAGCAAAAGCCAATACACCGTTAATAGTCGTTGCCGTACTTAGTGTGGTACGAAAACTTTCGGTGATTGCTTTGCCTTCAGAGTTAAATCCACTAACGATGACTCGCCCATCATTTATATGGGCTGCCGTTCCACCAGTTACTACTTTTAGTGCTCGAGGCACATCGGGATTAGTTATCCCAGTAGTAACGGTTTGTGACGACAAAGAGCCAGCCGTTGCAGCTAAAACAGCCGTATTTGAAGCGGCTGCTACTTTCTTGCTAGTGACAGTGTAACCAAAGGAGTTGTTGTACAAGTTCCTATACTGGTTAGTGCCAAAACTCTGACGAGAAGCCCAGGGAGCTGTTCCGTCTGAAATTGCCATGAAAATCCTTTCGTCGAGAGGCTTCTCCTCCTAAGAAGAAGGAGAAAGCATCGAACATTAAATTTAGGAGTTGTCGCCCTTACTTCCGTAAGTGCCACGCCATCCAGAGAATCCGACTGAGTGTCGAACATCAACTTTCCACTTTGCAGTAGAAGTATCGAAGTCCATTTCCGGACCTTCTAAACCTCGGTCAATACGATTGAAGAAGTTTAGTTGGTGCAGAGAACTATCAAGAACGAACCAAGCAGTATCGCTACCGCCAGGTGAAGCTGAACCTAGGAAGTCCCAAACAACGATTTTCAAACGTCCTTGGTAGGGGTTGATGTCGTTGTTAGCTGTTCCAACACGACCACTAGAGTCGAGTAGAATTCTAGCTTCTTTTTCCAGAGCAGGGGGAACTATTAAAGTATCACCACTTGCCATGAATAGCTGACCTTTGTGGTCAAGCTGAGAACGAATACCAACTAGGGCATTCTCGATTGGACCTTCTGCAAGATCTGAAGTAGTTTGGTTACTCTGTGTTGCACCACCGTCTTCACGGGTGTGAGCACTAGAGAACAAAGCCAAAGCATCTCCAGAAGTAAATGCTGAAAGACCACCACCGCCAGCTGTAAAACTGTAGTTGAAGACATCAGCCATCATGCGCTCTTGAGTTCGAGTTTTAGCTCGAGCTAAGTGCGAAGGCTTGCGAAGAATGACGTTGAATTGGTCATCTTCCCAAAGCTGTTTGCTAACTGAGGTACCCAAAGCGTCATTGACGTGAGTATAAGTCACATCGAAACCTTGGACTTCATCTTCGTAACTAATCGCTTGATTTTCCGAACGTCGAATCAGAGTGCTCAAGCCAGAGGCTGAACTATCTTTTTCAATGTTACGGCTAGACGTTAGTTGGTGAAATATGGATGGTCCCACTTGTGGCAGAGCCTTGAGTTCCTCACCATAAATCTGGCGAAAACGAACGTCAAGGATGTCTGCCCACTGGGACGATAAACTAGCCATAGTAAACTATCCTTTCTTTAGATTAACCAGCAACGTATGGTTCAAGAGCACTATTTACAAGTGCAAATACACCATAGGTAGCATCAGAAGCTACTGGGTCAATTGTAGGGTTATACTCAAGACAGATAACTGTACCAAGAGTAACTGAAGCTGAAGACGTATCGACTAATTGCGCCCCGGTTGCACCAACTAGGTCAAAGTATTGACCAACGTGAGATGCAGCAAACGTAGTTCCAATGTTGTCATTTTGTAGTAAGTAACGAATATCGTCGTCGATGTAAACTAATGCTTTTACGGTACCACCGGCATT